GGTATATTACGTACAGATAAAGTACAAACAGACTTACGTAAAAATTTAGCATTATCTAGAACAGAGGCATTAGGTTTACAAACCAATTTTTCGGCCTATGCTCTAGTATCTAAAGATGTATTAGCAACAACTGTTTCTTTAGCAAAATCAATGAATGCTCTCCAAAGAGAGATTGGTTTTGTTGGTAATGTTGCAACACAAGATTTAGCCCAATTCAATAGAATTACTGAGGCAATTGGTGCAAGTGAGCAAGCAGCAGCCGGACTACAAAAACAAGCAGTTTTACAAGGTGTATCTTTAAAAAACAATAAAGAAACTGTATTAGGTACTACCCAAGAAGTTAGTTCCCAATTAGGTGTTCAATTAAATCATAAAGAGGTATTAGATGCTGTTGGTAAAGCATCCAACTATACATTATCCCAATTTAGAGGCAGCACCCAAGAATTAACTCGTACTGTAGCAAGGGCAAAAGCATTAGGTCTAGAATTATCCGATATTGCCTCTACCTCATCTAAATTATTAAATTTCCAATCCTCCATTGAGGATGAATTAGCTGCCGAATTGTTAACAGGCAAACAACTGAATCTAGAACAGGCTCGTTATTATGCTTTAACAAACCAAACAGGTAAACTACAAGAGGAATTATTGAAAAATGTTGGTTCTTTATCAGAGTTCCAAAACATGAATGCTTTAGCACAACAACAGTTTGCTAGTGCATTAGGATTATCTGTTGAAAAAGTAGCAGATATCTTAACTCTAGAACAATACAGAGGAAAAACACAAAAAGAAATAGCAACCCTTGCTGGCCAAGAAGTAGCAGATAGAGTTGAGGCACTTAATATGCAACAACAATTTAATGCCGTTATTACCAAATTACAATCTGCTTTGGTTGATATAGCCGCAGGCCCTATTGGAACCATAGCAAATGTGATTTTAGAATTATTATCCAATGCAGCAATGTTAACAGGTGCTGTAGCTGGATTTGCTGTTGGGGGTCCAATTGGTGCTCTAGTTGGTGCTGGTTTAGGATATGGTGCATCCGAATTATTTGGTGATAAATCATCCCCTATTTCCTCTACATCTATTAATTCAACCCCATATGGAGGCGGGGCAACAGCAATGGCAATGGCTCCAGTTTCTGGTCAACAAAATATTAAAGTATCTCCCCAAACACAAAATATTCAAATAAATATGAATGGGGCCGCCGTAGGAAACGCAACAGCACGTTCAACATATCGAGTATCATCCAACATCAAACAATTTGGTGGAAATGGAATTGATGCCAGTGCTACCGTTTAAATCTACATTCTTTTAATATTTATAATAAATAAAATACTATGGCAACATCTTTATTAGACAAATTTTTTAACGACAATCCATCTCCAACATTGGACTTAGGTGGGTTAGTTCCTAAAACCGAAAACTTCATTCCCGATAGTTCGGTTTTAACTCCCGTAAACAACACTTTTGACAAAGGACAGTACAAAGATACTTTGGCTACTTCTCCTTCATTTCCTGCTTTTGCTGGTGTGGATGATAGTGCCGCAGCTAGTAGAATTCCTTCTCCTCGTCATACTCCTTAATTTTTAATAAGAACTAATAATTTAAAATTATTAAGTGGATATAGTCTGCTTTTTAATAAAATAAAAAATATAAATGGGATTAGTTAATCTATTAGCCGATGTTGGAACAGAATACCGCAAATTAAAATTCGGTAATGACCGTCCTGGAGGAGGCAATAGCAAACAACCATTTCTACAACAGGATCTTCCACCATTGAGTGAGGAAACACCAAGTACGTTTCCTGATTTTTTAGTAAGAGATCCAAAAAATCAACTTGATAATAGAAAGGATGATCTTGAAAGGATATCTAAATTCTTAATCTCCAGAGAAGGAGGATTGTTTGTTGCCAAACAAGAATTATTATCCTTACAAAACCCTATTGTACCTGGTCAACCAAACAGAACAAAACCATTTAATGGTTTATACAATCCCTTACTAACACTAACTCAAGTTGGTGCTCAAGGAACTGGTCTTCATGTTGAAAGACAAGGTACTTTTCCTATATTTAATGATGATTTAAAGTATGATTATGTTTATAAAAACAACTTTAACAGTGATACAACAAACCGTTTAACTATTTTATATAACAATAAAATAGATTCACAAAATGTTGAAAACATAAACTTACAAAATCTTGCTTTATCTACTTTATTTGCACAATTAGGCCAATCAGCCAGACAAATTAGAAGAACACTTAATATTCCCTCATCAAATGAGGCAGCAGTTGGTGTATCACCAAACCCTGATTTAATTTTATCTTATACTGGAGGTCCTAATGTAGGTGTTAATGGAAAAACAAACATTGGTTTTGCCGACAATAGAGCCTATGGAAATGGTTTACAAAATCGAATTACTAGCGATAAACAAGATGTAAAAAATAAAATAAGAGAGGCAAATACCTCACTTAATTTATATAATTATTTAGGAGTTACAAATACAACAATAGATTTAAGATATGGCATACCAGCCAATCAAATAAATCTTAATGCAAATGGATTTAATTTCCAACCTAGTGTTTATACACAAGGGAATACATTCCCAGAAACAAATAAACAAAAAACAACCGATTTAGGTGTTTATACCTTTAACCAAAACCAATTAATAGATAAAAATATAATTGGTTCTGATGGTAATACAAGTTTATCTAGTATAATTGATTTTAGACAAACCATCATAAATAATCCTGTTGCCAATCCCGGTGCGGCCAATAAATTATATTCTTTTAACTATAGATCCCCTTTAGTAAACAGGGAACAAAGAGTTGGTTTAGGTAATCCTGGAAAGAAAACAAGAGATAGAGTTCGACTAAATTCATATGATAATTCTACTGTTGATAGAATTAATGCTTTACCATTATATAAAAGCCCAACAGTAGCAGAACCTAATACTTTAACTCGTGATTTAATAAAATTCAGATTTGAGGTAATAGATAATCAAAAACCAAGCGAATCTACATTTATACATTTTAGAGCATTTTTAGGAACTATAACAGATAGTTTCCAATCCCAATGGGACTCATTTAAATATGTTGGTAGAGGAGAAAATTTCTATAATTATCAAGGATTCCAACGTAATGTAAATTTTTCATTTAAGGTTCACCCACAATCAAGGGCCGAAATGAAATCCATTTACCAAAAACTAAATTATTTAGCTACATCAACTGCCCCTGACTATAACAATGGTTATATGAAGGGTAATCTAATACGATTAACTATTGGTGATTATTTATATATTGTTCCTGGATTTATCAGTGATTTAACTTATACAATACCTGAGGAAGCACCTTGGGAAATTGCTTTTAGTTCCCCTGAGGGTGGAGGAGAGGCAATTGGTTTAATGGAAACACCAAAACTAATTGAGATACAAGTATCATTTACCCCTATCCATGATTTTGCCCCTCGTTTGGATTCAACCAAACAAGCTGCCTTAATTACACCACAATCACAAGGATCTAATAACAAATATTTAGAAAATAGTGGTTCTTATATTGTACCTAAAGCAGATATTGAATCAGGAAAGGGAAATATGGAACCTTTTGCAACAGACTATTCAATTAGATTTACAGAACCACCAATACAACCCCAACAACCAGTAACTCCTCCATTACCTACCCCTGGTCCCGAACTTGATATACCTAATTTTAGATCAACCTTCCCATAATGAATCGTTACGCAAACACACCAGAACTAAAAACCTCCACAGGTACAAGATATTTGGCAACAACCATCTATCCGGAAGTTCCTTACTCGGAAAACGATATATATGTTTATACAACAGAGGGAGACAGATTAGACAACATAGCAAACCAATACTATGGTGATGCTACTTTATATTGGGTAATTGCAATAGCAAATCCACAAACCTCATTTTCTTCCCTATTTATACCTGTGGGAACACAATTAAGAATCCCAGGTAACTTAAGTGAAATAATTTCTAGTTTTAATCAATTAAATGAATCAAGGTAATGTCAACCCCAAGAATTTTAGGACTTCCATTTAGATCAGGAGTAGACCAACAAATAAAAGTACGACAAAAACGTTTAGGACAACTTCAAAAATCTCCTGATGATTTGGTGGTATTCAATAGTGCCACCTCTTTTGTTAGACTATCATCCGCCGTTAGTGTAGAGGGAACAGAACGTTTAGCCTTATTAAGAAATAATTTAGGATTATCTGAGGGGCAAATTAAGGACTATAATTTAGCAAAAAACCTAGTATTATGGGGTGGGGTAAATGTTCAAAATCTTCCTGGAGGAATTGGTTATACTCTAGATAATACTTATGGATTTTTATCCGATGATGGACAAGGTCTAAAACCACTTCCAGGTATTACTGGTATGACCACTAGTTATAAAAATAACGGATCTTTAAGAGAGGCAACAATTCAACTAAAGTGTTTTACAAGAAAACAATTTGAGGCAATTGAGGCCGTTTATCTAAGATTAGGTTATACAATGGTATTGGAGTGGGGTCACACCGATTATTTTTTAAATGATGAGCAAAGAGGATCCACCACATCATATTCAATGTTAGACAAATTATTTGTTAATCCTGGTAATTTAGATCCTGACCAAATACAACTCAAATTAGATGAAAACAAACAATCCACTAGTTACAATTATGATGGGTTATTGGCTCGAGTTGCTAATTTTAACTGGGTTTTGAATTCTGATTTAAGTTATGATATAACATTATATTTAATTTCGTGGGGAGATATAATTGATTCTTTAAAAGCAAATATAAGCTCCAATAATGATCAAATTCAATCCAACATAATAATTGATACAGAAAATATTTCTCCTAATTTGTTAAATATTGTAAATAATAGATCATTATCTGATTTGAATTTTTTATTTTTTGAAATTTATAGAGAATTAACCAATTCTGGAATTGAAGCAGGAACATTTAGTGCAGATACAATTACACAAATTCAAAATCTGAATGACCAACTTAAAGCATCTGAGGAAATAAAAATACATAAACAAAAAATTATAGAAATATTAGACATATATGAAAATTTTGTTAGTGATTTTGAAAGACAAAATGCATTAACTTTAAATAAAAACTCCAATTTAACAAGTATTGAAAGATTTAGAGGGACATTAAATACCCTAAAATCAGAAGTATCATCCTTAAACACATTATCATCTTATGATTTATGGGCAGGAAATACTCCTGGGGATGACACTAGAGATTTAGGAACAGGCAGAACATACATTTCAGTAATTCAATCCAAAATAAGCAGACTATATAAAAGTCCAGTAGAACAAACTCCTGTTGTTGTTGGTGGACAGGTAGGTTTTATTCCTAATCCTTTAAAAAATAATGAATTTGAAGATTATATGGAATCTAACTCACTTAGAACTAAATATGATTTTTCTGATGGTTATCCATTTAATTTTATAAAATTATAATATATGGATTTATCAATAATACAACAATTTATAAAAGCAAACATATCCTCAGAAAATAGAGGAATGAATTTGATTGAATTTGCTGACAATAGTATTGAAATTTATATATCTTTTCAAACATTATTAAAATTTATAGATGAATATATTGTAGTAAAAGATAAAAACAATAAACCTATTGTAAAAATTGATTGGGAAAATGATAAACCTTTCTATGCTTTATCATGTCATATTTCATGTGATTTAAAAAAATGTTATTTGTTCAATTCAAGTTTAGGTTTAGAGGATGGTATTACACCAAATAGTGGAATTGCTACCTTTCAACCATTTACTTTCTTTTCTGAAGAAAATAGACAAATATTTGACAATATAAATAATGATTTAAAAATAAACTCTAAAGTACCTGCTGGTCAAGAATCACTATATGCTTATCCTCAAGTAGGAAATATTAATTATATTTATTTAAATTTAGGGTATCTTTCAAATATTATTACCAATAATATAGATAAAGAAAACAAATTAGCTATAAGAGATTTTTTACAAACAATTTGTGATGATGCAAATAGAGCTTTAGGAGGAATAAATGACTTCCAGGTTGTAGTAAATGCTGATATTACCCCAAATTTATTAACTATTGTAGATATTAATCAAAACCGTGTTAAAGGATTACCAACAGTATTTTCTCCAAAAGAAAACATTACAACAATTCAAGCCCAAGGTTTAGGAACTTTTGTAAAAAATATATCGGCACAATCCCAAATTACCTCCGAAATTGCATCCTCAATTGCTATTGGTGCTCAAGCTAATGCCAACCAGTTAGGAGAAGAAGCCACTAGCTTTAGTCGCTTAAGTAAGGGATTAATAGACAGAATATATCCTCAAAGAATAACTACATCAATCCCAACAGGATCTATTGAAGAAAATTTTAAAGGAAATATTGCTACCTTCCAAAACATTGTAAATAGTTTAGTTAAAACACAAGGTGTAAATGCCTATGTAACATTTACTAAAGATGAAAATAGTGGACCGGTAATAACAGATTTATTTAAAGCCATTGTTGGTGAATTTACTGAAGCTAAAATTTCTAATCCTACTTTTATCCCTATTAAACTTGATTTAGAATTATTAGGCATAAGCGGAATCAGAATATTTGAACAATTCCAATTATCTGGTGATGTATTACCTTTAAGTTATCAAAATGATTTTAATTTTATTGTAACTGGTGTTTCACACGAGATAACAACACATAAATGGGTTACTAAATTGGCTGCTTTAACTTATTTAAAAGATAAAAGAGAGCCTATAATATATGATAAAGAAGGAAAAGTAGCTATTAAATTATTAAATACTAAACCAACTCCTTCATTTCCCGTAAGTAATAGTAGCACCACATTAACCAAATCAGAGGTTGATGCTTGTATAGCCTCTACTCCTGAAAAAGTATCAGGATATACTGTAACTAGTGCAATCAAACGAAAAGGAACAGCCCAAGATATTACAAAATCAAACGGTGAATATCATGGAGGTATAGATATTGCTACTCCTGTAGGAACTCCTCTTAGATTTACATTAGCTGGGGTGAAATTAAAAGAAAAACGATTTAGTGATAGTTATGGTAATTTACTGGTATTGACTTCCCCAAGTGGATTTGATTTTTATTTTGCTCACTTAAATTCATTTAGTACAAAAATAAATAATGCTAAAATTGGAGATGTTGTAACAGGTATAACTTTAGCATATACTGGAAATACAGGAAAGAGTACAGGTCCACACTTACATTTTGAGGTAAGAAGTAAATCTGGAAAAATATGTCCTAACAATTGGTTAAATTTAATTAAACTTGGTTAATATGTACTTTCCAAAATCCCAAATAATTCCCAACATATACACTAACGGAAATGAGTTAGTATATGAAAGCAATCCAAGACAATTTTATATAGGTTATTACCATATATTAAGTAATGGAAAAATATTTAGTGGAAAATTACCCAATGATGGTAATCCAGTTGCTTTAAAGTTTCCTGAAAGTTCTACTTTCAAAGAACCAACAATAGTTGATGCTCCCTCCACAAATGAGGATGCATATGAGGTTGACTACACTAGTACAGTATATGATGACATTAGAAACAATTCAGGTACTCCACCATCCCCATCCTCACTAATAGAACCTAAAAATACCCCACCTACTCCCTCATATCCTGCCTTTACCCGCTATTTTGTTAAAAAAACAAATGAATTACGTTATATTGAAATAGACAAACCAACTTTTGATAAAATAGTATCCAAAGACAAACAATATAATTGGGCAATGTATAAACCATTTACTATTTATTGGACAACAAGTGGAAACAGTATTCAAGAGGTTACACAAATAAACAAAAACATAGTTGCTTTGGAGGAAAAACGCCAAAAATTATATGGTTTAACAAATTATTTTAAAAATTATAGTGAATTTTTTGTCTAACTGATCTTTTTATCGTATAATACGGTAAATAAAGGTTATGTTTTGGCTAGTAGAATCAAATGATCAACTCCAATACTTCATTGATGTAAATAAAAATAAAGACATTAGTGAGGTATTTATTGAAGTTATTCAAAATAACGATAACTACCACCCTGCTATATCTACCCCAATTTTATTTTATGTAAGACCTGTTGGTTATAAAAAAGGATTTATATTTCCTCTCCAACACAATGATTCATTTTCTGTAAATCCATCCTTACTAAAAGAATTATTTGATTCCTTTGATACCGTGTATGTAAGAGATAAAAAAGCATCTCTTCACCACTTCAAACACCATAACATCCAGGATATAAATTTTATCTCCAGTTTAGAAAAACTAGATTTTAATACACCAGTTCACCAACATTTTTACCAAAGATATGGGGACAGAGAGGATATAAATAAAATAATCCCTATTGTAAAACACTATGAAAGGTGTGAATTGATTTATGAAAAGGTTCAACCAACAATACTTTCAGAAAAACCTCAACATTTCCATTTTTATAATAATGAGGCAGCCCCTGTATTTTACATGGTAGAAAAAAACGGAATACATATAGATAATTATGAATTTAACAAGTTTTATGAAATACACGATCCCTCATATTCAATCAAAGATGATAGAATTTTTACCAGCTACAATCTTTACACAACCACTCGCCGACCAAGTAATGCTTTTAATGGCATTAATTTTGCTGCCCTAAACAAAGAAAGTGGTGCCCGAAAATCATTCATTCCACAAAATGATTTGTTGATTGAATTTGATATTTCCTCTTACCATCCTACTTTAGCAAACAAATTAATGGGTGAGAATTTCAATATCTCTCATCTATATGAGGAGGTAGGTAAAGAAAATGTATTTAGACAATTATATGGTGGAATACAAGAACAATATCTTGATATACCCTTCTTTGCCAAATGTAAAGAATACATAGACAATAACTGGAAAAACTACAATAACTCCGGTAAAGTTATTGTGCCACTTTCAGGATATTGTATTGAAAATGTTGAAAATCCTAACCCATATAAATTATTCAATTATATACTTCAAAACTACGAGACCGCATTAAATACCATTATATTACGTAAGATTATCACGTTATTGAGGGGCAAACAAACCAAACCGGTATTATATGTATATGATTCTATTTTGCTTGATTATGCGAAAACTGATGGAAAGGAACTACTCGAGCAAATAAAAGATGTGTTTAGTCAACACGAGTTAACCGTTAAAATTAAATTTGGACCCAACTATGATAGCCTTTGTTCCCTGTGATATTTATTGTCAAACCGACACTGAAGAGATGGCATTTTCAAACAAGTTATTCTGCACCTTCGTTGAAGAATCACAGGTTGATTACTTTGTAGAAGAGATTAAACAATACTATACAATAGCATATAATAAAATATTTGTTTTATACATAAAAAGCAACAACGAGTATGTCTGTACATACAATATTGTTGAAAACAATATCGATTATGTTCCCGAACATACCATACTGGTACACCGTAAAAAAGAATCAAATACTTTGTATACAATAAATGCTCTAAATGAGTTAATTAAGAGACTAAATGATGGGGTAGTTGATACAAATTATAAAATCAATTGGCAACATTATAAAAACACAATCTTACTCACTCAGCATGATGAGTTAAAACAGCTGAAGACAAAAATTCATAAGATTGTTGAACTTTGATAAAGAAGCTTGGTTATCCAAGCTTTCTTTTTTATATTTAGTTACGTAAACAAAAAAGTTATATGGACTTGAATCAGATTAAACAGAGGCTAAATGCCATGCAAACCAAACCTGGTAAGAAAAATACAGGTGAGGACCGCAAAAAATTCTTTTGGAAACCTTCGGTTGGTAAGCAGGTTATCCGTATTGTTCCATCCGCGTTTGACAAAACAAACCCATTTAAAGAATTGTATTTCCACTATGGTATCGGAAATCGTACCATGATTTCCCCAATGAATTTTGGTGAAAAAGATCCTATTGTGGAATTTTCAAAACAATTACGCCAAACCCAAGACAAAGAAAATTGGAAATTGGCTAAAAAATTGGATCCTAAAATGCGTGTATTCGCTCCCGTAATCGTACGTGGTGAAGAGCATTTGGGTGTTCGTTTGTGGGAATTTGGTAAAGAAATTTACCTAGAATTCTTGTCATTAGCTGATGATGAGGACATCGGGGACTACACCGACATTTTAGAAGGAAGAGACATTACTGTTGATACAGTAGGTCCAGATGTTACAGGTACTGCCTACAACAAATCCTCAATTCGTGTTAAAACCAAACAATCGAATTTGGCTGAGGACAAAGAAACCATTAAAAGATGGTTATCTGAGCAACCCAACCCAACCGAATTGTACAAGCGTTATGAATTTGATGAAATGAAGCGTTTGTTACAAGAGTGGTTAAACCCTGAAGAGGAAGTTCCTGCTACCCAAGTAGTAGAGGAAGATGAGGAAGAAGTAGTTAAACCTGTAAAATCTAATTATTCATTAGAACCTAAAGCAACTAAAACTGACAAGTTTGATGCTTTGTTTGGTGATGATGATGATTTGCCCTTCTAATTATGGCTAAAAAATCGCTTACTGAGGCAGTATCTGCCCAAATTCAGGGAAACTTTGACCTTGAGCGTTTTAAGGAGAAAAAACTCCTTAATACAAACGTAAAGTTCAAGGAACAAAGATGGATTCCTTTCTCAAAAGCACTCCAGCAATCGATCTCGGTTGCTGGGGCCCCTATGGGTCACATCTCATTGTTGAGAGGTCACAGTAATACTGGTAAAACAACAGCATTACTTGAGTTGGCAATCAGTGCTCAAAAAATGGGTATTCTTCCCGTATTCATCATCACAGAAATGAAATGGTCTTGGGACCACGCCCGTACAATGGGATTCAAATTGGATGATGTTGTTGATAAAGAAACTGGTGAGGTAGTTGACCACAGTGGATTCTTTATTTACCGAGACAGAGCATCCTTAGGTACAATTGAGGATGTAGCTGAATTTATTGCTGATTTATTAGATGAGCAGAAAAAAGGTAACTTACCTTACGATTTGTGTTTCTTTTGGGATTCAATTGGTTCGATTCCATGTAAAATGAGTGTTGAAGCCAATAAAAATAACCCAATGTGGAATGCAGGAGCTATGTCTCAACAATTTGGTAATTTTATTAACCAACGTTTTCCTCTATCTAGAAAAGAGACATCACAGTATACCAATACAATGGTAGCCATTAATAAAATTTGGGTTGCACCTGCTGAAAATATTATGGCACAACCTAAAATGAAGATGAAAAATGGTGAAACTATGTTTTTGGATGCTTCAATTGTATTAACTTTTGGTAA